ACTAAAACTTGTAGGGTCTAATGTAGAACTATAAAATACTGTATTTAAATTATCTTCAACTCCTGCAGCAATTAAATGCTTATCGTGAGTTGTAATATATTTTACATGTTTTGTTCCGGTAACTGTTATTTCTTCAGAAAAAAATGTTCTTGTGTTTAAAGCACCAGTACCTTCCATTCTGAAACTGTAAGGTTTATTAGCTCCATCAGCAATAATTACTTGCCCATAATCAAACGTAGCACCTTCAAACAATGTAAATTGACACTGTCCTTGTCCAGTTCTTGCTAATACACTACGTCCTGTAAAAGCTGTATGATTATCTCCACTAGCATCTACGGAGCTTCTATTTATTTGTAACCAACTTGTACCTGTATTACTAAAATAAATATTTGTACCTGCTGTTACAATAACTCCATCAGCATATGGAAATACACCAAGGATAGTTGCTGTGCCTCCTGTTGGCTGTACTGCACTACCTGCTCCATATTTGGCGAACCCATTAATACGTCTGTATCCACCCTCTGTAGATACTTCAAAGTTTCTAAGTTCTCTTGCTACACCGGGAGTTCGTAATAAGTCTATTGAGTTCGCAGACTTAACTAAACCACCATCACATGCAACTGTATAAGGTTGCGACTGTGCCACTAAAAGTATCTCCTATCATCACCTACATATTTAGGAGTAGGATTAATTAAATTTGATTTCATTTGCCGCATACCTTTTTTATAATCGTCTAGAGCGAATGCAGCTTGTTGTGGGCTTTCTTTAAATTGCCACACATAGTAACGTGCTTTAGCAGTTATTACATTAGAGTACTGGTCAGGTAATACTATCGTATCTCCAAAAGCTGATAAAGGTGTAGGGGCATTATAAGCATAGAAATGCACATTATAAACTTTATCAGGTATAGGACTTAATCCAAACTTTCGATGGTCTGGACTACGAATAATATATTTAGGTTCACCATATTGTTGAGTATCTGCATCATCATCATTTTCTGCATCTCTTAAATATCGTGTCCAATCATCTAATGTAATAAATCTTAAACCTCGTGAAGTATATGGAGTTGTTTCCCCACTAACATTTATTGTTGTTAAATAAAAATCATCCCAATCAACAGATGAATAATCTGTAGTTATACTAGAACTACCAGACTTTAACAAGTACCATCTTGTACCTGCTACTGTAGCTACTGTAACATTTCCATAGAAAGGGTCAGTTTCTCCACTTGATGCAACTGCAAAAAACGGAAGTTGTGGTTCTTCATTAGCAATATCATTAATAGATTTATTAATAGAATTTTTAACAAAGTTTTGTATTCCTGTTGCACTAGCAAAAGTTGAAGCTGTTAACTCAATTTCATTTAGTTCTCTAAGAACATCATTTGTTAGTGTAAGGAATGTTGTTGCCATTATTTTTTACCTTTAGCTTTTTTCTGTGCGGTTTTACTTAATTCATTAAAATGAAAAACCCTTTTACTTGTTTTTGTATGAGTTTTATTAGAGTGGAGTTGACCATTAGGCATTTTATGTGTATTACCTTTAAACTCTTTACCATCTCTAAAATAATGTTTTACACCTTTAGCCATGATTAATTAGGATTTTTAAAATCAACTAAACCACCATCAGTGTACATCATACGACCACCAGTTCCTTTTTTCGTACGAGGATTGCTGTCATACATCATTCCACCACCCATTTTTTTCTTTCTTGCTTTTGAAGCAGCAGCTTTACCTGCTTTATCATAAGAATATTTTTTTCCATTTACCATTGGCATAATAATTCTCCAGTTAAAAATCTATAAAAAGTGTAAGGGGGAAGCGAACACATGATTCCTTCCCCACTTACGAATTGCTTAGTCTACTACGTAGAAAGCAGATACTAGAGCTTCAGGTCTTAGTACTTCCGCACCATAAACGTGAAGACCTCTAACTATATCACCAAATGAATCAGGGTCACGAAGGACTTCTGTTGATGTTATAGCTTGAGCAGTAGCTGTAGACGATATGTGTCCGGCTAATACTTTACCAGTAGCGTTAGACGTACTAGCAACATTATTAGATTTGTACATATCAAATCCACGTAATTTACCGCTTGATACTAAACCATTTCTCAATGATCCTTGACCTGCGTTGAAGTCAACGGATAGTAGTTTAGAACCAGATTGTGAAAGCTCTTCATAGAATGAAGGTGGTGCTAAGAACCATCTTCCTTCTTCAGGAATGCTTTGATCATCTAGTAATCTAGCCATTCTAGCCATAAGGTCTAGAGCGTCTACACCAGTTCCGTCAGAACCGAGAAGGTCTACAGAATTAGTAGCGTGAGCTAGAGTTGCATCAGCAGTAGAACTGTCTGAACCGATAATGTGGTCAGGTGAGCTTGAAGATACACCTGCAAACATTTCAGCAATAACTCCTGCGTCAAAAGCATCTCTCAATGCATATGCAGCAGATGAACTAGCAACTTCTTTGAAGTTCACGTGAGACATTGAAGTTTCAATATCATCAACGATGAATTTAAAAGCGTTTGCTACATCAACGACCATAGTTAGTTCTTGGTCTGTTAATGCTGTTTTAGTTACGTCAGCACCTCTTTCATATTGATAGACGGTGATTTCCGGTTCTTTAATGATTCTTACAGTATCTCCGAAAGCAGAAATTTCTCCTGAGTAATCAGTGTTAGTGATTGCTTCCGCTACCGAAGCTTTTCTGAAAAAGTTTAAAACCTTTTTAGAATAGACTTTCGGTAAGAAGAAGGAGTTAGTTTGACCGCTTACGGAATTACCAAAGTTACCATTAGTATCAGTTGACTGTTCAAAAAATTGATCAGATTGATTAAATGCCATAATTATTCTCCTTGAATATTATTAACTTTGTTATTATATAACCCTGCCTTCTTCTACAGCTTTATCGATTTCTTTTTCAAGTCTATCGTATTCAGCCATAGGTAGGGCAGCGATTTCCTGTTGTGTCCAAATCTTTGGTTGTTTCTCGTCTACTGTTGTAGTTTTTGTTGAAACCATATCAGCAGCCGATCTCCTTTCCGATTTGTTTTGGCTTGGCTTTACAGGGGCTATACCGTTTTCCATTTTAAAAAGATCAATGGCTTTACTTGCAAGAGATGCATTATCAGGATTATTATAAATCCATCCTTGTATCTCTTCAGGTTGAGACTCTGCCCACACATGAAATTGATCACTATTACGAAGTTCTTCAAAGTCTGGATGTTTTGTTACCAAGTCTTTTTCAGCTTCTCGCTTTAGTATTTCTTTTTCACGCTCTTGTAAAGCATCTAGACGTTGTTGCAATGAAGCAACTTTATCTTCACTTTGCAAGTGAGCTACAGTTTCTACTACTTCATAAACATCAGGATACTCAGCTTTGAATTGTTCTAATTCTTCAGCAGACTTAGGAGCTTGATACTCCGGTCTATTTGCTGTAGCTTCAGCTATTAATTCTTGTTCTCTTTGTTTAAACTCAGAGAGCCTTGTATCATAATGCTTTTTCAAGTCATCATATCTTTTTTTGTAATTTGGTCTGCTATAAGCTTTATCTTCTTGTTCAGGTTCTGCTTGCACTTCTTCTGAACGTGATTGAGCTTGTGGCTTTTCAAAAAACAATCCTTCCGCATTCTCGCCATGTTTTGGCATTACATCATCTGTATGCCAATCCTTTTTAAGATTGTACGGGTTAGGCGTTGGTTCTACAGATTCTTCCTGTATATTTTCAACTTCTGCCATTTCTTTCTCCTTTTAGGGCTTGTGCTTACCTCAAGGTAGCCTATTCTAAAAACGTCTTTTTAATTAGGGGCTTGATCTAACAAGGTAGCTAAAGGTTATAAATTCGGTAGGGGTTACTGACGTAAGTAGCCTACCATTATTTTAGCTTCTAACGTATGCTCTGGTAGAAAGCATAGACTTTTTAAGTTCATCACCTACTAAATCTTCTTCCTCTTTCATCATTGCTTGACTACCTACAGTTTCTTTCGTCACACGGATGTCTTGCGTTTGAGGTTCAGGTTTAGCTTTATAAACAGTCTCTTCTTCTTCCATTTCACCGCCATTAGCCATAGTTTGTCTTTCATCTGCAGCAGCTTCTGCGTCTTTCATCATAGACATTAAATTGTCTGCTCCGATTTCTTTAGTTGCTTTTGCAGTTATAACAAATTCCCCATCCGATAACCTTGCGGGTATCGAATCGGACCTACCAGTTCCCGGACCTTCTACAGTTCCAGAACCAGTAAATTCTGTTGCGCTCTCGACTACTTGATCGAATATCTCACTTAGTCTGTCGTCTTTCTCAAGAGCATCTATTAAATAATTTTT